CCTGGAGCGCCGTTTGTAAAGCTCTCAAGATTCAGGACAGCGCCTGACTCGAGTACAAGTTCTGCGCCTCCCTGTTCAAAATGGATAAGTGTATTAGCCATTATGATTAATCCAGTGCGGTGGCAGAATTAACAACGGTAGAACCTTGAGTTACAGGAACATTCGTTGGGTTATACTGTATCGCGATAACGCTATCGAAAGGCGCATCAGCGGTAACGTGGAAAACTTGCGCCTCTACGTAACGCTTATCAACTTTAGGGATGCTCAAGATAACCATTTTGTCATCATAAGTAGCCGTTCCAGCCGTGCCTGTGGGGAAATCGGTCAGCAATGTCATGGTTGCAGTGTCATTGGTATCAGATACACCAGCTTTTAACGACACAACGGCGGTATCAAGAACATTGCCAAACTCAGCAATGAACAACACCGATTGATATCCAGACATGTCAAGGATAGTGGCTTTTGTTGGGGTGGCACTCGCAGAACCAGCGCCTCCAGCACTTACCCGAACAAAATTTGCATTCTTTAGTAAATCATTCATCTCTTGGGCTCCTTAAGATACAGCGATTTTCAGTTTTCTGATTGCTTCAGGCAACACAACAGCAGATCCGGAACGCTTGCGGGCACGGAAAATTACCAGGCCGTTATCTGCTTCGGTCGTAAAGTCTGTCTGAAAGCTAATGCCGATCCGGTCAACAATTTTGTAGCCTCTGCGGAAATCGCCGTAGATAACAGGGTATGTGCCAGCTGCGATGTCAGGCATATCAGCCATTTCAACATAAGGCACGCCTAAAATCGTATTTGGAGCCGCATTGGCGATGCCTGGGGTCCAAAGATATCCGCCCATGCCATCTTTTAACTTGCGAATAGCGCCTAAAGTAGAGCGATTGAATCCAAGCACAGCCCCAGCCGAATAACCTGTTTTAAGAGCGTGTATCAAATCCATCATGCCGTCCGCAGTAATCGCAGCAGCTTCACCAGAGGCGGTGTAGCTGATTGATCCATTAGTCAAAACGCCTTCGCCTTGATTACTTGCGTTAGTTCCGCTAATGTATTCAGCTCCCTCTTTAACAGCGAACTGTTCTGTAGCATCTTCACGCAATTCTGCCAAAAGATCATAGCCACTATCTTCAAGCATTTGCTGTGATACAGCGATACGTGCGTACATTTCAGGGGCTTTGATCTCGATCATCCCGTATGCAGGATCGCCGGTATTACTACGGGTAGCAACCTCACCGATACGCGATGCTGATCCGCTTGCTGTTTTACGTGGTTGCTTGAGACTATCGCCACCTATTACGCGAACAGTTGCAAGCGCACGCATTGGAGTAGTTTCAATCAAGTTTTTGATAATTGCCGCTTCCATTTCAGGAGGTGCAAGCAAGTAACCTGCGCTAACGTCGTCAGCTTTAACGATGCTATTGGCGTACTTATTGATGGTTTCAACGTCATTTCGGTCACGATCTTGGGGAGATCTGCGCATTACGCGATCAAATGCTTTAGTAACGGCGGCAAAATCTTGCTTAGTTACGCCAGCAGCTGGACGATTAATCAGCTCTTCGATTCTTTCTAACTGATCTTGAGTGGCTTTGGCTTGCTGTTCTGCAAGTACCAATTTTTGATTTACATCTTCGAGACGGTCAAGCGCCTTAGAAGCATTGTTAATCTTTGCTTCTAACAGTGCGTCACGTTGTTTTAGGTTTTCGTCATTTGCATTTTTGAATTCGTTGAAAGCGTGCATTAACACGTCAACTGGATCTTTCTCCGCCATTTTTTACCTCTTTAGTGATTTTGTCTAAAAATTCAGCCAGTTTTAAGGCTGCTTCTCTTTGACCATCACCGTCGCGGTAATCGTAGTCTGATTGCATAAGCGCTATTATACGCTTTGCTTGAGTCTGTGAAAAGCCTTCTACATCACGTAGAACTCTTTCAACATCCCTTATATGCGGAGTGTTGCATACGTCTTCCGCAATGTCAATAGGTAAATGCAAATAATGATTTAATATATTGCTTTTTGCAAAATTCTCTTTTCTCTTCGCTGGAATAACGTTATCAGCAAATCCAGCATCTACAGCAGCCGCACCCTTGAACCATGTTTCTTCAGATACCCATTTTTCTAACTTGTCACGTGATTTTCCGGTCCTTGCTGCATAAATATCAATAATTCCAGATTCTAGCGAGTCTAATACCTCAGCTTCCTTGCGCATCGAGTTAGCATCGCCCATAGCCATAGACCAGGGCTTGTGAACCATGATGTGTGAGCCTTCGGTAATGCTGATCGTGTCGCCAGCCATAGCTATAACGCTGGCAATACTTGCCGCAATACCATCGATAACGACATTAACCTTAGCTGGATGATTCACAAGCGAGTTATAAATTGCCTGACCTTCAAAGACCGAGCCGCCACCAGAATTTATGCGCGCCGTAATGTCTGTTACCTTGAGAGCTTTTAATTCTCGCGCGAATTCATCAGCCCCAATTCCGTCGCCCCATCCACCGATGTCACCATACACAAAAACCTCTGCCATGTCGTCATTGACTTTATTAACGCGCAAAGACCCAAAACCCATTTTATTCACTTGTTTTGTTGTCATTTAGTAACTGGCTCCCAGGTTCAATATAATATTCGTCGCCGCCATCGTATTTATTCATTTCCTCAAGACCGCGTATTTCATTAGGATTCAAAACTTTCATACGGTACATTTTATCGTAAAATTCTGCCCTGTCTTTAGCGGCGCCGCGCATTAATCCAGATAAATTAAATTTAGAGTAGTACCCTTGAGATATTTCATCTTCAGTAAGGAGATTGCAGTCAATAGACTGTTCTAATCTTGATACCCACGGTGTCAATGTATATGTAACATGAGCCAAAAACATCTGTTCGGCACTGGCATATGTCGCAGCCTTGTCAGCTTGACCTATCATAATAGGCATGACGCGGAAAGCGCGGCAAATTTCTTCTATCTGGAATCGTCTATTCTCGATTGTTTGAGCATCAGCACCGGACATGCTGATAGGAGTAAATTTTGCGCCACGATCAACAACAAGCGGTTTATGACGGTTTGATCCACCTATGCGCGCCTCAATCCATTGCATTAAATCGGTAGCTTGTTTTTGGTTTAATGCGCCATCTACAGAGTAAATGCCGGATGTTTGTACGCCACTGGCATGCAGTTTGTTCTGTGACTCTTCGATATTGATGGCAAGTCCGATGGCTTCACGGGCATATTTAACAGCTTCCATGCCGATGTAAGTACTCCAACTCGGACCCTTAACATGCCACATCATATCAGCAGGAATCGTTCTTTGTTCGCCGTCAATCGTAACTTTATACTGTAAATTTCGCTTTTGATCGACTTCTACAATTACAGTCCCAGGCTCGAAAGGTACTAAAGATAATATTTTCCCTCGGCTTCTATTTTTAAACGCATAGAAATTACCAAGCAATCCAGCCTGGAAAATCATGTTTTCTCGGAATTCAAATGAAGTTTGCCAGGTATTAGGCTTGCGTGATATTATTTTGTAGAGTGGATGCTCTTTTGCTACTTCGTGCGCATCTTCGCCAACTGTTTTATATAGTTTTAACGGTACCTGTGAGACTCCCTCAGCAATTACCCTAAGACAACTAAAGACAGTGGTAACAGCGAGCGCCTTGTCAACTGTGACATTAACACCGGATGAAGATGGGGTCAAAAAGCCTTCTAAGCCGTTAAAAGTCACTAAATTGCTTCTATTCTGTGTTTTTTGACCGAAAATTGCACCCGCTATGCTCATTCAGTGCCTTTTTTGACGTGATTAAGACCTATTAACACACCTATGACCATAATTATAGCACCGCAAATAGCATAAGATACCCACGGCTCATACAAATATAGGCCATATGCCAGCGACATAAAGCCAAGTATTATCGATAAATCGCTAATTGACTTCATTCAATTTCCCAGAAAGATTTGCCAATAGCTTCAGGATTTAGGCTCATAAGTTGCACGGCGTTAAATAATGCCATTAATGGATCAATCTTCGCAAATCCGCTTGCCTGTTTAGTTATCATTACAGCATTCCCGCTCGGTACAATTTTAGCATTCCCGCAGCACCATGACATTATTGGTTGATCCGCGTGCCACATAGCCCCCTCGGCAAGTTTGCGCTCACACGTCTTGATTGCGCCGCATAGTTTCCAGCCTTGTGATATACCTATAATCTTATCCTCTGGAATCTCATGCTCTTCAAGCGCTTCCAATATGCCGCCAAGCCCATGAGGATCGACGCCAATTTGATCTAATTTACCAGTATCATACACGATTTTACATATTTGCGCTACTTCTAACACATCATCGCCTATTC